GGTGCTCGTATCATTCGAGACCAGATGAATTATGTGCTTGAGAACTACAAAAACTCTAAAGTAGAGAAGGGCTTAGCACTACGCGCTATCTGCCAGAACCTAGTAGAGAAAGCCATTGAAGACTCAGATATGGCAAGCATTCAGGTTATATTCGACAGGCTAGAAGGCAAGCCATCGCAAGCAGTACAAGTAGGGAGCGACCCAGACAATCCAATAGCCCTCATAATCAAGGAAATATCAGGCTTTACTATCGAGCCTGACAAGTAATTAGCCTCATTTCTTACCCATAGTGACTATCGATATCCTTCTATGGTATCATGTAGCCCATTATGACAATTAAGACTCTCACAGACGCGGATATCTGCCGCATGATTCATAAATCCAGCTCAACTATATCTAGGTGGAAGAAAGACAATCCCGATCTTTATGAAGCTGTGTATCGTGGGTGTATGGCTATGAAGTACAAGGAGGAGTGATGGCTGACTCGGATGACAGCTATGACAAATATTCAAGTTCGAGGAAGCGTATTTGTGGCGAAAAGGAAGTAGTTACAGAAAAGGTACTGAGAACATTCAAGACCAAGAACATCACTAGAGAGAAGATAGAGAGAAGAACGGCCAAGTGTTTTGTTCTTGAGTGCGGGCATTGCGTCGAAGTGTCAGGCAGCCAAAAGAATTGCAGAACAGCGTTTTGCTCTGAGTGTTATCGGGATATCTACAGGCTATGAAGTATGGAGAGGATTAGATGAACTATGAGATATATGCGGCAATCCATGACAAAGACGGCGAATACTTGCGTGACAAGGTAATAGCTACAACCACGGAAGAGGGCCTGTATCACTTCATAATCCGTAAAGCCAGGAAGCTAAACAAGGACAAGAACACATTTGTATTTGGCCGAGAGCGGGCTATTAAAGAGGAAGAGTAGTATCTATTCAAGGTGATGGCTGGACATAGGGGAAAACCACAGTACGGATGAGACGCAACCGCCAGCCCGAACCTTAAATGGGGCAAGCTGGAACTACGGGAGGCAGCGCACGGAAACGGGTGCCTACCCCAGCATTACCTTGAATACATACTGCTAGAGGATAAGACATGAGCAAGTGCGGAATAGAAGGATGCCCACACGAAAGGCATTCAGACACAGAGATGTGCTATTGGCATTTGTCCGAGATGTCTAGCAATGCATGGAGAGCTAACAACAGGCAAGCACAGCTAGACAGGATAGAAGGCAAACAAACACAGCTTCAAGATGGGCTTCTGATAATGATTGAGAAACACAGGCGCATTGAATCCAAGTTAGACAAGTTGCTAGAGGATAGAGAATGAGTGATGAGAAGATTAAAATAGACATGAGGTATTCGCTTGCTGTACAGAATCCACAGATACAGTTAAAAATGGTTGTCATGCCTATCACATGGAAGGATAGAGTCATGTTTGCGTTCTATCAGGCCAAGCAAGTGGCATTAATCGCTATATTCCTGCTCTCTATGTCTGTGTTGTTTGGCTAATGCTATAATCATTGAGTGATCGACAAGCCCCAAACAGAAGCAGAGTTAAAGCAATGCCTAGCTGATCCATGGTGGAGAATCACTAGCGGCTATCTCTATAAGATAATGATCAAGGGTGACAACAATGAAGAAGAGTTAGTCATTCAGTTCAAGCCCAACATTCATCAAATCCAACTACTCAACAATCTCCACAATAGAAATATAATCCTGAAGGCCAGACAGTTAGGCTTTACTACTTTGATCGCTATTTATTTCTTAGACTGTGCTCTATTCAGAGAGAACATAAGAGCGGCTATCGTTGCTCAAGCTGAAGACATTGCCAAGACTATCTTCAGAGATAAGATCCAGTTTGCTTATAACAACCTCCCCATTCAGCTAAGACAAGCCATGCCACTACAGAGAGACAGTCAGTCTGAACTGCTCTTTGCTCACAACAATAGTTCAGTGCGAGTAGCCACCTCAGCAAGATCCGGCACACTTCAATACCTACACGTATCAGAGTTTGGAAAGATATGCGCTAAGTTCCCTGACAGAGCTCAGGAGGTGATTAAAGGCTCAATCCCTGCTGTTACGGCTAATGGAATTATCTTCATTGAATCGACTGCTGAAGGCCAGGAAGGGGCATTTTATGACATGTCTCACAGAGCAGAGAACCTTAAACTTGAAGGCAAGAAACTCAATAAGAAAGACTACAGCTTTCACTTCTATCCATGGTGGGTTGAGAAAGGCTATCAGGTTGATCCTGAAGGCGTGGTCATTACTGATAAGGACAATGAGTACTTCGACAAGGTTGAGGTTGAGATGAACTGTGAGCTCTCACTCAATCAAAGGGCCTGGTGGTGCTCTACAAGGGACTCAGACTTCTCAGGACAAGAAGAGAGCATGTGGCAAGAATACCCCTCAACGTCTACCGAAGCCTTCCAGCAGTCCACTGAGGGCTGTTATTACACAGTGCAAATGACATCACTGAGGAAGAAAGGTAGAATAACCACTGTTCCGCACAGACCGGGATATCCTGTTAACACCTTTTGGGATATTGGTAGTGGAGATGGTACGGGGATTTGGTGTCATCAACACATAGGTCAGGAAGATTTCTTCATTAAGTATATTGAAGGATGGGGCGAGCCTTATTCGTATTATGTCAAAGAGCTAGAGAAGACGGGCTGGATATGGGGAGTTCACTATTTACCTCATGATGGTGATCATACCCGACAAGGAACGGTAGCTAACATCTCACCCAGGATCTCACTGGGTAAGCTAGGATTAAAGAATATTGAGATAGTGCCGGTGGTTGACGATATCTCACACGGTATACAGGCAACGAGAAACGCCTTTGCTACTTGCTGGTTTGATGAGACAGAATGCAAGGAAGGAATTGTTCATCTTGACAGGTACAGAAAGCGATGGAACAGGACTACTGAACGCTATATGGACACACCACTGCATGATATACACTCAGAAGGTGCTGATTCATTTAGACAATTTGGGCAAGGTTACACAGGCGAAAGGGTTGCAATGAAACCCTTAAAGTTCTCAGGATGGGGCAATGGCTGACGATTTCACAGACCACGAATATGTCATGAAAGAGCTTCAAAAAGCTCAGGATGTAGACAGTGACAACCGCGATAAGGCCAGAGATGCTCACTTGTTCGTCGATAAAAGAGATGGTCAGTGGGAGCCTTACTGGTGGGATTTAAACAAGGACCGCCCTCGATATACTTTCGATCTAACTACTCCGATCATTAACCAGATAACCGGCAAGCTGGCTAAGGCTGACTTTGCGGGCGATGTTAAGCCCATGGGAGGCGAGGCTACTAAGGAAATAGCTAAGACCTATGACGGGATAGTAAGAAACATCCAGGTTATTTCCAACGCGAACTATGCTTACAACTCTTCAGGTCGGAGTATGGTGACTTCAGGGATTGACGGATGGCAAGTAGTACAAAAATTTATAGACGGTGATTCATTTGATCAAGATTTAATCGTTGAGAATATTGAGAACTTTGTAGATCGGGTTTGGTTCAATTCCGGCGCTGAGAGGCAAGACAGAGCAGACGCTACTATGGGCTGGAAGTTTACTGGATTCACTCCTGAGAAATACAAGGAGAAATGGCCGAATGGAAGTGCTAATTCTTTAGCAAGTAACAAAGTAGCCAATGCTTACTTTAACAAGCCTGATCTTATTATGGTCGGTGAGTTCTACTACATTGAAGAAGTAGAGCGCGAACTCGTTTTAATGACTAACAACGCAGTCTATGAGGATGATGATGACTTCAAGAAAATCAAGGATGAACTGAGTGAGGTAGGAGTCACTGAAGTCAGGCGCAGAAAGCGCAAGACCAACAAGGTCTTCACTCGCAAGATGGATGCTACTGACTGGTTAGATGAGGTTAAAGAGACAGTATTTGATTTCATTCCCTTAATCCCCACCTACGGAAACTACAAGATATTCGAAGGCAAAACTATTTATCGTGGTGCTGTTGAAAAGCTGCTAGATCCTCAACGCGTGTTTAACTATTCACTATCAAGAGAGATCGAGGAAGGCGCATTAGCTCCCAGGGCTAAGTACTGGGTGACTGAGAAGCAAGTAGAGGGTCATATGGACACAATGGCTACCTTAAACACCAATGCTGATCCTGTTCAAATCTATACCCATGATCCTGATATACCTGGACCCCCTCAGCAGAATGGTGGAGCCTCAATCAATCCGGGTCTTAGAAGCATTTCAGAGAGTGCAAGCTCTTTAATCTCTCAATCTGCTGGCTTATTCGCAGCAAACCTAGGGGATAACCCTAACGCGCAGTCAGGTGTGGCGATTGACAGCCTTAAAGAACAAGGAGATGTGGGGACTATTGAATACTTCGCCTCTCAAGAAATTGCAATCTGTCACACATTGAGAATATTGATCAAGGCAATCCCAAAAGTCTATGTAGGTAACCGACAAGTC